TTTGCTGACGCTTAATTTTAGGAGCTAACTATGGCAGGTAGAATTGTAGGCTCAGATGTAAAAACAGCTACGACTGACTCCGCCGCTACAGGCGGAGCTGTCTTACAAGCAGGTAGATCAAGATTAAGGGGTTATATTATTGCTGGAGGAACTTCAGACGGTACTGTAACTTTTAGAAATGGATCTGTAACTGGTTCTACTCTTCTTATTGCTCCTTGCAACGCTAATGATACTGAAACTTTAAACATTCCAGATTCTGGAGTTTTATTTGAGGATGGTATTCACGTTGTATTAAGTAATATAGATAGAGTAACTGTTTTTCATTCTTAGTCATGGCTGAGAAGTCATCAATATCAAGAGTAGGAACAACTGAGCCTTTTGAGTTACAAGTTTCAAGAGGCCAGATTTCTTATCACAAAACTAACTTTAAATTTGGTTTTAATCCTGATATTGATAACTCACTTGAAACTATATGGGCTCAAGGTGGTTTATATTCTTATTTAAGTTCAGCAACCACGCTTTATATATCAAGTTCATCTACAGATGATGATGTCGCAGGAACAGGTGCAAGAACTGCTACTGTTTTTGGACTAGATGCTAATTATGATGAAGTTTCAGTTACCGTTGATTTAGACGGACAAAACGGAGTCCAGTTAGGAGACGCTTCTAATTGGATTAGAGTAAACAGAATAACGGTTAATACCGCAGGTAGCGGTGGACAAAACGCAGGTGTCATCTATGTAGGGGACGAGGCATCACCTTCAAGCGGTGTGCCTAGCAATAAATATGCAACTGTAGCTATAGGCGATAATCAAACGCTTATGGCTTTATGGACAGTACCAAGAGGATACTCAGCATATCTATATCAGACTAATGTTACGGCAGCTTGTACTACTTCAAACAAATTATTAACTTGTACTATTGTTGCTAGACCGCAAGGTGGTGTTTTTAACGTAAAAGACAAGTTTGGTATACAGGTAGACGGCGGAGCTATACTGCATAAGTATGATTTTCCACTTAAGCTTACTGAAAAAACAGATATTGAAGTCAGAGCCATATCTGATTCAGGTACCGGTAATGTTGAAGTTTCAGCAGGATTAGATATTTTATATATAGAAAACGCTTAATTATGGCAGAGCGAAAAAAAGCAAAACCTATACGAAGAACAACCAAAGGTAAGGGCGCTAACTATAGACCTACCAAGTCCGGGGCTGGTATGACTAAAAAGGGTGTTAGAGAATATCGTAAAAAAAATCCCGGATCTAAACTTAAAACTGCTGTAACAGGAAGTGTTAAAAAAGGAAGCAAGGATGCTAACAGACGTAAGTCTTATTGCGCTAGATCACTTGGACAACTTAAAAGAAGTTCAGCTAAAACTAGGAACAATCCTAACTCAAGAATACGTCAAGCAAGACGAAGATGGAAATGTTAAATGGCTAAAGTAAAAAGCAAAGGAAAAATATGTGCAAAAGGAAAAGCTTGGGCTAAAAGAACTTTTGATGTGTATCCTAGTGCATATGCTAATTTAGCAGCATCTAAATATTGCAAAGATCCAAACTATGCAAAAAAATCTAAAGCAAAAAAAATGAAAGAAGGTGGGCTTGTTAATATAAAAGGACAAGGCATTGTATTAAAAGAAAGACTTAGATAATGGGACAATTACAAACATGGCTTGACGAAAAATGGGTAGACATATCTCGTAAAGTAAAAGGAAAGCATCCTAAGTGTGGCAGAAAGAAAGCTGGTAAAGGCGGCTATCCAAAATGTGTACCAAAAAAGAAAGCAGCTGAAATGTCTGCATCAGAAAAGAAAAGCGCAGTTCAAAGAAAGAGAGCTGCTAATAATACTGGACCAAAACCAACCAATGTTAAAACTATGAAAAACGGTGGAGAGGTGAGGAGAATTGCTAGAGGTTGTGGTAAAGTAATGAGCGATAGACGAAAGAAAACTAAATTTTCATAGGAGCAATTATGTTTAAAAAAACTAAAGGCTACGCATCTGGTGGCATGGTTAAATCAAAAGGCATGAAAAAAGGCGGAATGATGAAATCAAAAGGCTACAAAAAAGGTGGCAAGGTTAGCACTAAAGGTTATAAAAAAGGCGGAAAAGTAAGCACTAAAGGTTACAAGAAAGGCGGCAAAGTAAGTAAATAGTGTCCTATTTATATAGTAATATACCCCACTTTAAGTGCTGGGTAAGGAGAGAGTACACGCATAACCATGAGCAATATCATGGTGAGTTCTTGCATGCAATGGCTATTGGTGTCACCACCATGCCAAATCGTTGTTTAAGTTTTCATATTATATTTACTGGTGTAGAAGCTGATGGCGAGCCAGAAGATACAGTTCATGGTGGGGCTATGTGGGCTCGTATGCCTATTACAGCTTTGGTTGGCGATACTCCTTTTGAAGAGTGGCCAGAACCTATGGCAGTTCATGATGCTCAACCATGGGATTGTTCCTCTCATCACAATGCAGTTTATGTTATGAATCGAGCAACACCATGTCCTTGGCTTGCTAAAATTGATGGTAAAATATTCCCGGCAAAATATTACTTTACTGTTGATTATGCAGAAAGCGAGATAGCAGATGATCCTGCTCAACACAAAAGTAGTCATGTATTAGAATTATTAGATGCAGGTGAATGGACTGGAAACATAGTAGCTCTACCAAACAATAGAGTTCGTGCTACTCACCCGGCTTGGTTTCAAGTTGGAGAGGGAGCACCTGACTTTAAACCCTCTGCACATATACATTACAGCAAATCTGATTTAGACTATACATTGGATGTAAATCGAGTTTTCGATAATTTATACAACGAGGATTAGGAATGGCCCTGTCAGGCAGCACAGACTTTGAACCAAACGTAGCTGAGTTCGTAGAGGAAGCATTTGAAAGATGCGGCCTAGAACTTAGAACTGGCTATGATTTAAAAACTGCAAGACGGTCTATTAACCTTATGCTTGCTGAATGGGCTAACCGTGGTCTTAATCAGTGGACAATAGAACAAGCAACACAAACAGTTACTGAAGGTCAAAACGATTACACATTAAATTCTAATGTTATTGATATATTAGATTGTTCAATCAGAAGAAACACTGATGGAACTGATTTAGATCTTCAGATGTCTAGGGTTAGCAGAAGTGAGTATTTAAATATACCAACCAAGTCTACCAAGTCTAGACCTTCTCAATTTTTTCTAGACAAGCTAACAACTCCTGTTTTAAAAATATGGCCAGCTCCAGAAAATTCAACTGATGTTTTAGTTTTTAACAAGCTAGTAAGGATGGATGACGCTGATGCCGGGACTAATACCATGGATATGCCTTTTAGATTTTATCCCTGTTTTGCAGCTGGACTTGCATATTACATTGCAATCAAGAAAGCTCCTGACAGAGTTGGCATGTTAAAACAAATGTACGAAGAAGAGTTTGAAAGAGCTCTATCACAGGACGAAGATCGAGCTTCATTTAGAATAGCTCCATACAGACAAGGGTACTAATATGGCATACGCTACAGGCAAGTATGCGATAGCACAATGCGATAGATGTGCTTTTGAGTATCCGCTTAATCAATTAAAAAAAGAATGGAATGGTCTCAAGACTTGTCCAGAGTGCTGGGAACCTAAACATCCCCAGCTAGAGCCACTTCCTCATGTAATGGATCCAGAAGCTTTATATGAGCCTAGACCTAATACAGATAAAGAAGTAGGCGAAGGATATGTGGTGGTCATCTATACAAATATTTACGAACAACACTACATGAGCTCAGATATCATAGGAACAAATTTTTTAGTTCCTGAAATGACAGGTGCTGTTGGAGAGGTTACAATTACAACATCATGACGTTAGCTGAATTAACAACATTAATACAAAATTATACTCAGAATACTGAAACAACTTTTACAAATACAATAAATGATTTTATTGAAACTTGCGAAGAAAGGTTGTTTGAGCTTGTTCAGTTTGATTTTTTTAGAAAAAATGTTACAGGAAATTTAACCACTGGAAATACATATCTTACAGCTCCATCAGATTTTCAATTAAGTTTTTCTTTAGCTGTTATTGATGGAAATGGAGACTATCACTATTTAGATAAAAAACATACAAGCTTTATGCGTGAGTATGCCCCGGATCCAACAGCTACATCAGAAAGAGGCAGACCTTTATATTATGCAGATTTTGATAAAGAGCTTTCTACAGGCTCTGATAATGGATCTACTCTTATTGTTGCTCCTGTTCCAGATCAAGACTACAACGTTGAGCTTCATTATCTTTACAAGCCATCTAGTTTAACATCTCAAACTTCTGGGACTTGGCTTTCACAAAATGCTTCTAATGCATTGCTTTATGGAAGTTTAATAGAAGCATATATATTTATGAAGGGCGATCCTGATATGATGGCTTTATATCAATCAAGATTTGCAGAAGAAATTGCAAGATTAAAAAACATGGCAGAAGCCAGAGGAAGAAAAGACGAATACAGATACGATTCGCTTAGAACAACGGTTACATAAAGGAGAGAGAAAATGAAACCAATCAAGAAGCTTGAAGGTAAGACTGTGGCTATTGTCGGGATGGGCAAAAGCTGGTTTGACTATAACTTAGCAAAATCACATGGATCACATTTTGATGAAGTGTGGGCTATCAATGCGGTGGCATCTGTTATTTACCATGACAGAGTGTTTATGATGGATCCAGCTTCTAGATTTTTAGATACTGATGATGCTGGAGGCCAAACCGATAGTATGGCTAAACTTCTTACTGAACATGAAGGCCCGGTTTACACATGCGAATTAGATGATCGTTGTCCTGGCCTTGTTGAATATCCTATTGATGAAGTATTAGCTGGATGCGGATCTCATTATCTAAACAATACTGTTGCTTATGCAGTAGCATTTGCTTTATGGAACAAGGTTGGAAAAATTAAAATGTTTGGAATTGATTTTAGTTATAAAGGTAATTTGCATTTTGCTGAAGCAGGCAGAGCTTCTGTAGAGTTTTGGTTAAGCAAAGCTATGTTTAATGGCATTCAAGTTGAGGTTGCTGCTACTAGTTATCTTCTTGATACAGCTGTTCCAGCTGACGAAAAACTTTATGGCTACCATCGTTTAGATGATCCTTTGGTTGTTATTACAGATGAGAAGGGAGTCTTGATTGCTAAAAAAAGAAGCCAACTGCAACAATTTAAACGAGAACAAGAACCCGTTTTGATTGATAGAAATGATACTCATCTTAAAAAAAATAAAGTAGGAGAACCAAATAAATGGTAATGAGTTATAAAGCTGGACCTGAGCTAGGCATTATTGAAGTTCATACAACAGAAGAAGGAGGGCATCCAGTTGATTTTTGGGCAAAGCTTTGCGTAGAAAAAATTATACAAGTAAGTGAAGAAGCTCCAGAAAAAGTTCAAGAACAAGTTCAAGAGTACAAAGATAACATTACAAAAGTTATTGAACAATATATGCAAAATGCTATAAAATCTGATAGGATTACAATTAATAATAAATTAGATAAAGAAGGTTTAACTCAAGCTTCTGATTTAATTAGGAAACTATAATTATGGCAATTACATCAACACTTACAACAAGCTTTAAAACTGAGCTTTTAAAAGGCAATCACAACTTTACAGCAGGTACTGCTGGCGATACTTATAAGCTTGCTTTGTATACTTCATCAGCTACTTTAGGAGCTACAACAACTTCTTTTACTACTACAGGTCAAGCATCTGGTACTAACTATTCTTCAGGTGGAGCTGATTTAACAAACGTAACTCCAACAAGTTCTGGTACTACTGCGTTTTGTGACTTTAATGATTTAACCTTTGGTACAGCTACTATTACTGCTAGAGGTTGTATGATTTATAACTCAAGCGATTCAAACAAATCAGTTGCTACAATTGATTTTGGTGGTGATAAAACTTCAACTGCTGGAGACTTCACCATAGTCTTTCCTGCTGCTGCTTCTTCTACTGCTATTATCAGAATAGCGTAACGGTAGCCTAAAATGGCTACAGGTTGGGGTAGAGAAGGCTGGGGAACTGACATATGGGGCGGAACCTCAGTCAGCATAACCCTTACAGGTCTTCAAGCAACATCCGCACTTGGAACGCTCACCTCAGTTACAGGTGAAGCTAATATTTCAGTTAATGGATTAGCTGGAACATCTCAGCTAGGTAACATCACTCTTGTTACCAATAACAACATTTCAGTTACAGGCCTATCAGCTACAGGTGAAGTTAGTGGCGTAGGTGTTAATGCCCAAGCAGTAGCAACTTTACCAAGTTTAGTTTCATCCGTTGGTACCGTTTCAGTACAAATTCAAGCTGAAGCGAATGTTGCCCCTACAGGACAAGAAAGCACTTCTGCTCTTGGAACCCCAATAGTAGATGCTGAAGCTAACGTCCCGGTAACTGGGTTTGGCTTAA